TTTCGGAGACCCTTCTTCAGTTGAACCCCTTTCAGTTCAGCTAGAAGCCTGGCTCTTGTGTTGTTCACGGGTGGTCTCGTGAGAGGTCTCATTCTGGGAGGGGGGGGAGGAGGAGGAGGAGGAGGAGGACGGGGTGTAGCCCCAGTGGGGGTCGAAATCAAAACTGTTTTACAAATTTTGATAACCTTTTGGGCATTCTTCACACTGTTCTCAAAGTTCATGGTAATTTTCGAACGAAGTTCTCTCCCCGTGAGTTTGACACGCTTTCCATCTACGTTTTTCGTGACACGTAAACCTAACTTCTTGGCTTTGTTTCTCAAATCGCGGTACTGCATATACTATCAATACAGAATAAAATCCTTGAACGTAACGATATCATTGTCGTTAATGAGATGAATATAATTCATTTCTTCACCATTTAAACATAGAACATCAACAACTGACTGGTCATAAACCTTTTTTAAAGTGATTCCCATACTATCCAGGTGTAATAATATTATAACCAAATCATCGAAATCGAGTGACGTTAGACCCATACGAAATTTTACTTTGTTTACCATAAATGATCCATCATCATTTTGAACGAGAAAGTGTTTCTTAATGAAATGTTCAGTGTCGTTCCTGGGTGAGATACCTATACGATTAGCTGATTCAGAAATATTCATTAAATCGTGTAAACCAGAAATTAACTTCTTGACAAACTCTTTTTTGATCTGGGAGAGGGACATCTTAAAATGTATAAAGATTAAAATGGAAACTATCATAATATGAACGATGTCATTGAATTGAGGGTATTAATACATAAGGTTCTTCTCCCAAGAATTAGAAACCTTGAAAATGAAGTGAGTGCACTTAGAAAACACACATGGCCGTACGTTCAGGGTAGAAAAGAGACGACTCAACTTGACGACATGGAAAGCAAAATCGACTTCATGAAAAACCTTGATGATGCAACAATCAGGGACCTAATAAACAGGAAGTCGAAGATGTGTAGAACGTCGGGGTCTCAGGGGAGGGAGTACGATATTATAAAATATCACGTATAAGTATATGGATATTATAAGCTTACCGATCACTGCACTGACGACCATGTGTGGTAGTGTGTCGGCGATGTTACCAGTCTCTAATCTTCTTCCCACATCTGACGGACCCCTAAACGACCAAGAACTTGGAGGTTACGCTGTAACCGTGTTGTGCCTGATCATATGCATGTACATGATCATCAAGATGCCATTCAAAACCCCACCAATGATGGCTGCCTGCTGCTGCTTCCTTTCGTCGTGTAGCACGAGCACTTCGAGAATAGCCAAGGATGTTCAAAGGCGTGTCGGGGAAACCCCCGACAGTGGTAACTCAGAAGAAAGTTAAAAAAAATTATCAGTTCTATAAAGATTTACCGTGAATGGATCAGTTTTACCAGTTACTGAGACTGCTTCATTTCCATAAAGTTCCTGACACCCAATGTCGTCCATACAGTCTCTGGAATTATGAGACAGTGGTATAGAATAAAGGTTATCACCACCAGTCGTTGTGTAGTAATGATACCTATCCCTTTTACCACGGACTTCTTTACCATACAGGGGTAACGTATCACCCGAATCACTTGTTATAATTCCCATTTGTTGCATGTGTCCAGGTTTGTATTGCTTAATCGGTGGCCCACGGAATTCTGGTTCCCTCGTTGGCATCCGAACGGGGGGGCGTGGGAGCAAAGGAAGTGGTCTTTGCATGGGCATGTTAATCTTGACAACCTTAGGGTTGTGCCACATGTATGCAACAGCAATTGTCAAAGCGAATAGGATCAACCACATGATCTGTGTCTTTGTCTTGTTCTTCATTTACAATATCCAAAGATTTAAATTAAAGGAGACTTTTGTTTCTTTAACAGATGATCGTCTTGGCAATCGATATTGGGTATCATAATATGGGTTTAGTTCTCGCTGAATCACTGACTGGTCCCTCGATCAAAGTCGAATACATCAAAAAGGTTAGTCTTGAAGACTATAAGTATCTGAAATCCAATGATATGGTCGACTTGGTTCCTTTATTCGTAGAAGATCATCAGGCAATTTTTGATTCAGCTGATAAAATACTGATTGAAAGACAACCACCAGGTGGATTTACGAATATAGAAATACTTTTAAATTACATGTTTCGAGAGAAGGTTAAACTCGTTCACCCTATCAGTGTTCACTCTCATTTCGGTATGAGACATCTAAATTATGAAGAAAGAAAGGAAAGATCAACTACAATTGCAGAAAGATATACAAATTTCGAGATCCCCTACGAAAGGAAGCACGATATTGCTGATGCGTTGTGTATGATCATTTATGATAACTTCAAGAGCACGACGCACTTTTTTGACAGGTTCAAGTATATGCCTAAGATTTGATTCGTCGAATGCAAGCAATCACCACGACAAGTGCCAAAACGTATGGTCCAAAAGTGTATAGAATTACACTAATTGTTCGAACCAGGATTTCAACAATTGTGAACGTATCGACTGAAACTTGTTCCACAGTCGTAGCACCTTTTTCAACGATTCCACCTATAGCTCCTGTTACTGAGAATGGGGCTCGTATACATTTTAAGACTGCATGTCGTATTGAACATTTTGTTCGTAATACGTTCATCACAAAATCATGCTCTGCTATTCGTATGGCCACTCTCTCTCTATTCGTGTAATATATCAGGATGATTCTGTATCGATAGTTGGTATATTGTTCGTATATCGTTTCGGAACATATTAAACTTACCAATACGGTAACGAGTCCCAAGAACTTTGCTCGTATCATTTGTAATTTGGCACTCACAGGCTTTATGTACCTTTAAAATGGGTACCACGAGTTTCCAAACGCATATATCCGACGAATACACAAAAAGGTGCAAAATCAAACTAGCCCTGTACGCCCTCTGTCGATTGCCACTATCCACTGCTCAAAATTCGGAAGCGTTGAAAAGTTATGAGCGTTTTTTGATTTCCATACGATCTGGTACTACGTTGCGAAATTTCGTATGTTTTGGATTTTATATGTTCTCGTGAGACCCATTCCTTGATTTACGTTACCCGATTGGCTCTTGAATTAGATCAACCAATTAAATTGCTTAGTTTGATTTTGCACCTTTTTCAGTCTTTTTTTTCACCGGATATAGTACAATGCCAACTTCCCAGCAAATTCGGAACGCCAAAAGTAGATTGAAGAAAACCCTCACCCACAACAAGAGTAAACCAGTGTTACCCAACAGACAATTAATGAACCTCATCAAGGTGAACAAACACATTCAGGCTATAAAACGTAACCTGTTAAGAGTGCAGGAGATGGTCAGGAACTCCAAGAAGTGAGTCCAGTTCTTGTGCGACTGAACATATCTTGTCGTCGTACTCCTCTCTCATTACATCGTATTCCATTTGGATCCTTTGCAACAATTCTTCTCTGAATTCACAGTCAGAATTACTCTGTATGCATTCAGACAAGTATTCATATACCTGTGTCATGTTCATATACATGAAATATAAATCACTTCTCCGACGGTTCAATTGGGAAACTTCCTCGTCCATCTTAGATGATTTTTTTACCTTTTAGAATCTTACTTAGGTCCTCGACAAACAGGTTGAAGTGACCAAGTCTGTACTGCACTAGTGCCCAAAGTGTGAAAAACATAGTCTTCGTCATCTTGGCGACGTCGTTCTCTTCCATTTTATATATGGGTCCCACGACTCTTCCCATGAAGGTTTCGTCTTTGTGTTTACCCGTGATGGCCATTTCAGCCTGGGTAAGGGCACACGTGTCGTCGTTTACACTCCAGTGGTAGAAGATGAACGGGATCACCATGGAATAGAACTCGAGATTCCTCTTATCGTTTAGGAATGGGGTGACCAAGATCCAGACTAGAAAAATGAAATGAATTGCGAATATTATGTTCATCTATTATAAGATGAGCTCAGAAATTAATATGGACGAAATGTGGAATTCGTATCACGAGGATATACTTCGTCAATGGGGTGAGCAGTCTGCCTGCTACAGGTATATGCATCACAGGGCATTCCTGATGTTCAAGAGGATGAGTCTACGTTTCAATTTACCCGTGATTGTTCTATCGACCATAACAGGAACCGCGAACTTTGCACAGAGCACCCTCCCCCCAGGTATAAGAAGCACAGCCCCAGCCATCATAGGTGGTATGAACCTTATAGCTGGGCTAATTGCAACAATTATGCAATTCCTTAAGATCAACGAACTCATGGAGAATCATAGAACTGCAGCTTTGGGTCATGGCAACTTGTCACGAAACATCCGCTTACAGCTTGCACTTCCACGTGAGGAACGTAAGAAGGAAGGCTTGCAATTCGTCGAAGAATGTAAGTCAACGTATGATAGTCTTCTTGAGCAGTCACCATCCATACCGAAACATATCCTAATTGCGTTTGAAAACGATTACCCCTACGAAGGTAAGTTTACCAAACCTGAAATACTTGTGGTTAGACCTATACCCTTCTTGAAACCACCTAAAACAATTGAACCCATCCGTGCGATCACTGTCAACACACCCTTTGAGAAGTTTGGTAAGATGTTAGCACCTTCTGATGATGAAGAAGAGGAGGAGGAGGAAGAAGTAGAGGTTGAAGAAGAATTTGAAGAATCTAAATCCGATGATGAAGAACAGAAAGACGTTGAGCAAGGTAAAGGAGAATAATAAACATGATGAAGTTGGTAACAACTGTGCATGCCACGTATGGTAAAATTTTCCTTTTTAAAGGTTCTACGATACGTTTATGTAGTGCGTCATTTTCAAGCACTAAATCTATGGCTTGATTAGTAAGATCATCGATGGATTCTTTCATTAAAATTGTACCACAAAAAAAAATTGAAAAAGTTCATACGATCCACTCGAAGAAAATTGAGTTGATACGCAAATACATCAAAGCGGGTAAGAATGTATTCATATGTGGTGCGATTGGTGTGGGTAAATCGTTCATATTGAGAGAGGCTTTGGAGGGTCTGAACTCTGTAGAGCTTCTAGCTGAACACATGAAGTCAAAATCCCTGTTTCTGCCGTTCATACGACCATCAACGAAACACGTTTACATAGATGACTATGACCCTGTTTTCAAATCAATCGTCGAGAGTGTTTCAGATGGTGATAGAATCTCGCGTGGATCTTTGTTGATTACCACGACGAACATGTGTATGTATCCAAATTTTGAAACTGTCTTCATTCCAAAGCACAAACCTGAAGTTTTACTCACCTTGGTTGATGAGATCACCCCACAGATTGAAGCTTCTGCTGCCAACTGTAACGGTAACATCAGAAATTTCTTTTCATACGCGGAGGGTTATGATCTTATGGATAGTTTTAAGACACCAAAGGAATTTATCGCGGATGTGTTGTGTGACCCAAATCCCATACAAATCTACGACAGTATTTCAGAACATGGCCACGTTTGGGACATTTTCCAAGAAAACTACCTAAATTCTGTGGGTGTCGACATTGAGAGGATAACCACCTCTTTTTCAGATGCAGATTTCTACGATACCCATATTTATTCTCGTGGAGTGTGGAACCTCATGCCATACTTCGTATTGAATGCGTTGACGATCCCAAAACATTCATTGGGTGAGCCACTCGAAAGAGACAAGATTCGGCCAGGGAGTTGTTGGACCAAGTTGGGGAACTACAAGATGAGAAAGCAAAAATTTGAAGAGATAAAGAAAAAGTCGAGATTAGGGCTAGGTGTGGAGGAGTTATGTCTTTTGAAGAATTATGCGGAAAAGGGGGACCTAAGTCAACTCGTAGACTATAAAATCACACCGCAAGACTTCGACGTGATCAATCATCTCGCTGTTGGAAACAATTTAAAGTCAAGGGACGTGACTAAAGTAAAGAAGGCTCTGAAGAATGTCTACCAAAGAAGATGAAGCTGAAGAAGTCTCTGAGTGTGTTAAGGTTATTGGAAACGAAATTCTATTCTACGCCGACGTTGATCGTGAAAACGCTCTTGACTTCGTTGAAAAATTTAAGAAGTTGGAGATTGAACTTCTTAAAAGAAAGGCTGAACTCGTTGGCTACGAACCATCCATAAGGGTGCACATCATGAGTGAGGGTGGATGTATCTTCGCGGGTATGACGATGATGAACGTATTGGAATCTTCCCGTGTCAGGGTTGTGACAATCGCCCAGGGATCTTGTTGCAGTGCCGCGACGTTCATGTTGCTTGGAGGTTCTGAGAGACGTATGGGGAGGAACGCCTATGTTCTCATTCACCAGATTTCCACAGAAATGTGGGGTAACTTCCAAGAACTTAAACATGAGCTCAAATCAAGCACCAAGTTTATGAAGATGTTGAAGAAGATGTATCTGTCCAAGACGCAAATTCCCGAACGTAAATTCAGAAAGCTGATGAGGAAGGATATCTATCTCTCCCCAGCGGATTGTCTGAAGTATAAGATTGTGGATACGGTAGAATAGTTTTAATACAATGTTTTGAATTTCTTTCTTTCCCGACTAATATTCGAAGATCGCTTATATAGACATAGGATACACACAATGATGAAAACCACACAAAAAGTGTTTAGATTCATTGGTAAAGTTTTGCTTTCTGGTGGTCTAAGTCGCTCCATTCTACCGTAATTTACAACGGGTAAATTCGACATCTAATTAAAGTTGAGAAATTAATTACACCTATAATGGAACGCCTTATCAAACAAGATAAGTATGGTCACGATCGTTACGTTGATATCAAAGTTGAGGACTTGAAGGATGGAACCGCGGACATCGTGAAGATCTCTGGCATTGTGGGGAATGATAAGTTTTCGGAGTCACGAACCAATGTCAAGACTGGTTACGAAAAGGCTCTCATGAGAGCCCAAACCATGTGGAACAATGAGCACACCAAGTGTAACCAGGTGCTGCCTATGCTGGCCAACAAATGGGAAGACCGTAAGAAGTATATCAGTCAACCCTTCTACGTGCAGCCCAAGTTGGACGGTGTTCGTCTCTTGGTTTCCCACCGGGGTGGTATTTCGAGAACTGGAAAGATTGTTCCTGGAACAGAAATTCTTGGTAAGGGACTCGAGGAGGGTCAATATGTCGATGGTGAAGCGTTTGACCCAAAACTCAACTTTGAGGAACTCACGAGCACTTTCAAGACGGATCCATTGAAGCTCAAGTTCCACGTGTTCGATTTCTTCGATTTGAAGAAGCTTGACATGACGTTCGAGGAACGCTTGGCAAAGGTTAGGTCTATCAACAACTCTCACTATGAATATGTAGAGACGACACTCGTCATGTTGCGGGACCACCTTCCGATGGTGCATAAGAAGCACGTCGAGGAGGGTCATGAGGGCACAATGATTCGAGACAAAGACAGTGTTTACGAAGTGGGTCAGCGAAGCAACTACCTTCTTAAGTTCAAGGATTTCCAGACCGAGGAATACGAGATTGTTGATGCCAAGACGGGGCATGGTCGTGACGCAGACGCGGTTGTTTGGGTCTGTGAGACCAAGGATGGTCAACAGTTTACCACTCGCCCAGAGGGCACCATCGCTCAGAGAGAAAAAGATTACAAGAATCGTGAGAAGTTCATGGGGAAGATGCTGACCGTGCGCTTTCAAAACCTTACTGCTCTCGGTATCCCACGTTTTCCCGTAGGTGTGGTAGTTAGAGATTATGAATAATATTTGTAATAAATAAATGAACAGGGTCGCAATTGATGTCGATGAAGTCTTGGTAAATTTTCTATTTCCTATGGCGAATCATAACTATAAACTGCATAAGCTTCGGAGTAAACCCAAATATAACTATGTATACAGAGAAATTTTCGAAATAGACGAGCCATCTTCAAAAAAGATGGTTCAGGAATTTTACCAATCTGAAGCCTTCATGGGTCTCAAACCTATACCAGGATCACAAAAAGCCATGTATAAACTCCGCAGGGGTGCAAACAAAATGTACGTTGTCACCGGGCGCCAAGACTCTGTGAGAGAAGAAACCGAGACTTGGATTGAGACGTATTTCCCAAATATTTTTGATGATGTCATTCTCACTAATAGTTACACCCCACACGAAGTGAAAAAGTCTGATATCTGCCGTGCCCTGAACATCGGTCTCATCATCGACGACAATAAGGATATCTGCGACCAGTGTATTGAAGCAGGAACAGACGCTATAAATTTCATAGGTGGCGATATCTATCCGTGGTGTGAAGAGAATGAAATCAGTCTAAAAAGGTGGGACGAACTGAAACTGTAAAAATACTTAAACCTTGTGACTGAAATAAAAGTATGTCCCTAGGGATCGTCACACCAAACTCTTTACAAGGTGTTGGGACAAGGCTCGCTTGGAGACTTCGTGACAATCACCGCCTCCATATTTCACAAAACTACCCAGATGGGAAACGCATGGTTTCGAAAATGGAAAAGCCCCGTGTGATGATGACATTTTTACCAACGTCTGTTGAATATTCAAAAAACGTATTCGAATCAATCGTGGAGAACATGGGTCCACTGGATGTTGTCATAGACTGTTTCGTAGACACTGATGAAGAAACTGTAAATCGATCCAACTATTGTCACGATAACAGCACACAATACATATGCATTCACATAGATCACGAAGGTGTCTTTGTCCGTGGACCAAGGGTGGCGTATCTGGAAAATGTAAATCTTCTACGAAAAATTAATCGGAGTATATACTACCTTGGTGCGATTGAAGAAGTTTAAGATGTTCGCACTATTATGTAAACCAGTTGCCATACCCCAACAATCGGGAAACCTTGCCCTCCGTGCTAAAGAATGTCGCATCGCATATGTAAAACCATCACAGGTCCAAGAAGGTAAACTCGAACTTGAGATACTTGAAGCACCGCCGATTACAATAGAACCAGAGGAATAATTTCTTTATATATATAAATGGGAGCACTCCTGAATGTCGTTTTGATTTGTTGTGTATCCTCCCTGTTGATACTTTCATTCACAGGAACTGCCGGTGCGGGGTTGTATTTAGCGGGGTCTAAAGATAAGACTGAAGCACTAGAACAGGAACAGATAGACGCCTACATGAAACAACTCGATGATGAATTAGAGGAAGAACTAGAAGTCTACGATGACCCACGGAGTTACAGTTTCAAAACACGCAAAGAATCCACCAAGGGTTTCGGGGCACTTCCATATTTCCCAACCGGTGCTTTCTACAGGCGGCGTCCAATTGAATCTGCTTTGACTTGGGAATTTAGAGGTAACGTTTTACCAAATTCTGGACCAAATAGTTACACTATAAAGAGTAGTGCAGGTAAATATTACACTGATGATAACATATCAGAGTCCCCGACAAGCATTAGTTGGTTGGACCGGAGAGACAATGTATGGACAAATCGATTCGACGCAGACTCTCTGAAAATTGATTGTGGGAATGATGCGTTGAATTCATTTCAGTTAAAAAGTGAGAAAAAGTCTGTGACTCGTGACATCATAAAACCAAAGACTGATGAAGTGACTGGGACAACACTGAACTACAGACATCAGTTTAAGTCTTATCATGACAATTATAAACAACTGTACAAGTGTCTAACTGGTTCCGAAGGATGGGGTTGGGACTCAGACGAACGAGTAATAGCGAGTGGGGAAACTGATTACTCAGTATCAACTGAACAAACTCTCGAGAGAGAAGGGGTGAAACCAGACGGTAATCAAAATAGAATCATGGACTGTGATTATGAAGCTGTTGGAGCCTCGGAGTTCGGCGAGGAAGGTGCTGCGAGAGAGTTCCCAATATCCATGATCGAACCCGTATGGGATAATGCAATCGTGGGTAAGGATTTCTATACAGTAACGGATACAACCGGTCCCATAACCACCGACTACTACCTTGATCCGAAATTGATGAACTTTAAGTATAAATGTTTGAAGAAACGGGTATTTGGTCCATGCAAGGACATGAAATACACAGAATGGACTCCATTTTTGGCTTCACAAGGTGAGGGACCGAGGGAATTGCGTCATTTGATGAAACATGGAACCTTCGACCCGACAAGTAAGGAAAACATAGAAACAGTCCCCAGACTCAAAGAACTTCTAAACCCAACTGTGGATCCAGTGAAAGGACTTGGTAGAGTTAAGTGTCACCCGACAGAGGTTTTGACGCGTCTAGATTTCGAAGTCAGTGAAGGATTAGACGCCCCAAAAGATTACGTGAGGTGGGGATACAGATGCTGCAAGATGTAAATTTAAAACACAGGGATCATTTTGTCAGATCCTTTCCTCTTCATGAATATTATTTCGTCACATTCACCCCCTTTCATAGCCATCTGAGGCTCACCACACGTGTTACCTTTACCCTTATGCCTATCACATGCAGCTTCAGTCCTGTCTGTGATATTCATATTCTGGCTGTACCCAATGAACGTCCGGTCAACTTTTCCATCTTCGTCAAACGCTTCAACTGTGACTTTCCAAGAGTATGGACCAAAGTTCCACTCACTATTGACGTCAACTGGGGGAGGTGGGTGGTCGAGGAGTGATGAGCGAGGTCTGCCAGACTTACGACTCTTTGAGACAAGGGGGGCAAACAGAAACTTAACAACAGTTGACATTACTATTGTTAGGTTCAGTAGTTTTAAATGATTTTAATCATACCTATTGTAATGTTGTGAGCATGGTTCTGCTCCACCATCTAGATCTACAAGTATTGCCTGACTCATATTACACACAAACAAAATTTTTTACATGGTGGAAAACACCATCTAAAAAACTCTCCCAACCGGGTTCGAACCGGTGACCTCGCGATTAACAGTCGCACGCTCTAACCAACTGAGCTATGGGAGAAGGGTCCCCTCTATCCGAATCGAACGAATGACAAATGGAACTACAGTCCACTGCTCTACCAACTGAGCTAAGAGGGGGAGAGAGCTCCCACCAAGACTTGAACTTGGGGTGGTGGATTCAAAGTCCACAGTGTTGACCAACTACACTATAGGAGCAGAGACTTCTCTGTCTATACCTCGAGTCTCCCCTTTAAGCTCGTTGATGTATTTCATACCTATCAGAGATATGGAAAATAGACCAGCTGACGTGTTGGCCACGATCATCGGGATGACTGAAAAGAATATGGAGTACACAAGACCCATCACACTTGCGAGAAGGTTTATACACAAAAACGCATAATTGATGGCGTGTGTATCTTTGGTCTTGTGGACATGCACAACTTGGGGAACAAACATGATTGTGATGAGAATCGAACTCACCAGTCCTACAGAGTTGATTATATCGTTCATAGGTTTATTTAAAATGTAATGTTTAAGTAGGTATGATATCATTCTTTATTTTGATAATCGTCAGTTTGTACATCTTGGTTGGGATGAACCCAAAATATCAGTATAAGTGCTTTCTCTTGACGATGAAAAAGGAAAAGTTGAGACAGGAACGATTCTTCAAAAACCATGATTCCAGTATACCAATTGAAGTCATATACGGTCCTGACACAAGAGAAGTTGAAACTGCGAGAGAATACGAAGATAAGATCAACCCAAAGTATTTCAAAAAAGCTGTGGAGATGCATTACAACACAGAAGTTCAGAGACCTGACATTACGTATTTCAACATGGGTGCTATCGGTTGTTTCATGGGGCACATGGAATTTTACGACAGGTGTTTTGATCAGGGTTTGAAGTACGCAGTCATCTTTGAAGATAACGTAATCGTGAAATCAAGTGAACTTTACAAACAAATTCAAGATGTCATTGACAAAAAGGGTGACGACTTCGAGATATGCTTCTTTCACTGTCTGTCGAGACTTCCCTATCACAACGAAGAAACCGAAATCGAACAGGTGAAATGGATATCGAGCACCAAGTGTTACCTAGTTCACGTCCCCAACATGAAGAAATACGTCAAATATTTCTATCCGATGGATAACCACGTGGATATGAAACATGAAGACCTCATCGCTGAAGGTGCCAGGGTCTTCTACAAGGATATGAGAAACTACATGCGAATAGACAGGTCTCACAATAGCACAATAGGACATAGGGATCATGGACAAGAAAATTTCATTTCAAGACAATACAAAAACGCTACCGTGCAAGACGTTAAGTGGGGGTATTAAACTATCACAAACTAGGTATGTGAAATACAACTTTTACAATGAGGACAATCATTCTAAAAGCTGTTCCTAACGGGGCTTGAACCCGTGACCTTGGCGTTATAAGCACCACGCTCTAACCAACTGAGCTATAAGAACGGTGCAAATCGGTTATGTTACTAACCCATTATATAACGGTGGGACCCACCCACGTAAAACTTACAAGTGTAAACTTTAAGCCACATTAAAGATTTGGTGTGTGACATGGACATGGCTCGCACGACTACAACTGTAAGACCCCCATGGGAACTGATTGAAAAGGCTTGTAAGCACGCGGTTCAGAACAACGACAATCCAACCCGTGAATATATCCAAAACTTCCTGTCAAAAAACTACTACTATGATTGCATCCCGGCCATTAACAGAGGTCTGCACTTGGGTGTGCTGGATGGTATATACGAACAAATTGGAGACTCATTCTACGTGACTAAACCATCTTCCTTGGCATCGTCATCTGAGGAATCATAGGGACCCTCGGAACTTTGGGCTTCGTGGATTTGTCAAAAAACAGGGACAGTATTTCAGCAATCAGAATAAACTGATGAGACATCACAGCCATCTTCGCTAAATCGGTGCCAGGTCCATAATCACCATAGCCCACAGTGGACATGGTAGTAAAGCTAAAGTAAAAAGGATCTATCCAACTGGAGAACCCAAATGCGTTTTTGTCAGTTTTGTCAAGTATCATATAGATAACACCGTATATGATAGTCGTGACTAAGAAGGCGACAATTTTCATAGACATTTATAATATACTGAGAAAATTTATACCGACTCGACTCTCTGTAATTCATCGACTTCTGCATCTCTACTTCTCCGTCGATTTGATGTGACACTCTGGAATGCACCCAACCATCTAGACACGGCAAGTTTAGATCCGGATAAAGAAGCCGCGTCATCACTGACGACGATACTCAAACCATTGCAGACATCGGGTTTATTTTCTTTATCCGGAAACTGAACTAAGAAAGCTTGAATGGATATAGCTGGTATGTCTGGGGAGTCGTCGAGAAGTTTATCATAATCCTCACGTGACTTCATGATAAATTCTACAACATCACCACGATGTTTAACATCCAAAGACAACTCCATATCGACACTCCTGTAAAATTTCGACCACTGGACACACATAGCCGAATGTGCCTCGGAAAGAGGAAGACTTTGACTAAACTTGCTTATCGAACTGAGAATACCACCGAGCACATTTAGAAACGCGAAGAAATATTGGATTATCATTATGTTATCTCTGGTATTCGACGAAGCGTCTTCGTTTCCACTGGGATTTAGAACCGCAAAGCCACCAACACCAGTGATGCTCGCAATGATAATACTTGGATATGCTAACCAGTCATTCTGTTTCTTGTAAAATAGGCGCGCGTGATTATGCAACCATCTATAACCGGCAGCTTTCTCGGCCCATTTTATAAGCAACTTTTCTTGTTTTTCACACCACTCACAGTGTTCGTCTTGTTTTTGAACACTCATGGGACCTATCTTACTGAGACAAATTTTTCGCACACTCCCGGGCTAGTTTATCGACAGCCTCGTTCTGGGGATTTCCATTATGGGCTTTCACCCATTTCCACTCGATCATGGTGAGTTCCTGTCTCAAATTATCCATCTTTACCCACAACTCCTTGTTTTTCACATCTGCACCATTGGCCGTCTTCCACCCATTCCTTTTCCAATTGTGTATCCACCCCGTTATTCCATTTTTCACATAATTGCTATCAGTAATTATGCATACGTGTTTCTTCTCCATCCACAAACACTGTTCAAGGGCTTTGATGATAGCGGTCATCTCCATTACATTATTGGTCGTGTTGGGTTGAGCCCCACACAATTTGAAATCTTTGGATATGGCACCCCATCCACCACGTCCCGGATTCCCTAGACAGCTTCCGTCAGTGTAGATTTCATACATGATTACTTATTGCCCCTATCCTTTATCTCATATTCTAAAGCTTTTTTGGGAGTTTTGCATATAGTATCTCCACAGTGATCTCTATTTTGGTATACGGAGTTAATAGACGTTGAAATTTCACTACATGATTTGAGATTCCAACGACCCAGTAAAGGTTTTTCAACTTTAGTAAGAATATCAAAAATTTTACGCAACATATTTCTGTTTTGTCTTTTGCGTTTAAGTCATTTGTACCTAGCACCGAGCTGTACACCCCTGGGGAAAGCGTACAGAAAACGCGCTAAAAACCACATATTCGTGCACACGGCGTCGAGTACGACACCATAGTCGTGCGCCACGACGTATCTCTCAAAACTCAAACTTTTAGAGGGGGGTGCACACTTTTCTCAAAACCAGGTCAACAACGGCGTACGCTAGGGGGTGCACACTTTTTAAAGTGCCAGCCTGTCAATATGTCTCCCACGACAAAAAGATTCTTTGAACAGTATCCAGGTATGGAATCCCGGGTGAAACTTCGTAACTACTCATCCCCCGATCCGAAAGAAATCTGGGACATTGGTTTCGAATCGAATGAAGAAGAGGACGTCAAGGGTCTGATGAAAGTGACTCACCCAACTGTTCAAGAAGTCGCACAAGAGGCCGCAGAAGAAGTCGCACAATCTAAAAAGCGGACCACGTGGACCACAGAGAGCACCAAACCAAAAAGCAAGATGAACAAGAAGAAACTCCGCCGCCTCGAAGGGTGGAGGGACTGTAAGAGAGACGATCATTTTTGAAGCCGTGCCAGCCGTGCCGATCGGCGCAGGGGTGGCGGCCTATTAAGTTCCTCAAATTTAACAACATACTTTGTAAATCTGGGATCATTTTTAGCCCCCTTCGCTTTATCATAACAGGTCTGAATTAATTTATTGTCACCTTCCCGATTGAGAAGATTGTAATAACCGAGTATAACCTCAAACATAGACAGTGCCATAGTTCTACAAAGTTCCGTATCCCTGTTATTTTCTATAGTACGCAACATCATAGTCAAGGTGGTAATTAGTTCGGCACGTGAAAAGTTGGGCATCTACATCTAGATAAACGTATGTCTCTAATCATTTTTAAACAGCATTCGTATTGTGCATTTTAAAAATGAAGATTTATTTAATTTATTTCAAAAAGCTAAGACTAAATGCTTAGTTGGAGAAAGCGAGACCACCCATACCCGACTGGATGCGGAGGACGTTGTAGTTGGTCGCGAACATGTGGAGGTTGGTCGCGGTACCCGCGGACGCGGTGGTGATGGCAACCTGCGCGTTGTCGATGCGGGAGAAGTTGCAGGTGCCGGTGGGCTGGTGCTCCTCGGGCTTGAGCGCGAAGGAGTAAGCGTAAACACCGGGGAAGGGGCAGCCGGAGTGGTGCTGGAAGGGCTGGACCTGGTTGAAATACTTGCCGTTCTGCGCCTTGAAGCGGTCCTGGCCGTTGAGAACAAGCTTGAACTCGGTCATCGCACCCTGGGCCTCCTCGGTCCAGGCCTGGCGGTCGTCGTGGCCACCAGTGGACACAACGGGGGCACCGGTCGCGGCAGAGATGGGAAGGTTGAGAGCACCGGCGGCGGCGTTGCCAGAGGGGCCGGAAGTGAGGGCGATCGCGTTCGCGACACCGGCGGCCTTACCGAAGTTCCAGAGACCATCGGCACCCGAACCAGCGAGGCACCACACGAGCTCCTTGACGGGGTGGTTGTAGGAGAGGCGGATCTGCTTGGTGCCGGTGGCATCAACAGTGTCAACACCGGTGTGCTGCACCTGCTCAATCAGGTATTCGTGACCCTTTTGGGCGAAGCGGCGACGCTCCTCGGTGTCGAGGTAGATGTAGTTAGCCCACACCTTGAACACACCCTTGTTGAGGTAGGTCTCCATGTCCCCAGCGAGGTCGAAATCGATGCGGACCTCGTGGTATTGGAGCGCGATGAGGGGGAGGTAGAGACCGGGGTTGCGGTTGAAGAAGAACATGAGGGGGAGGAAGACGGACTTGCCATCCTCGGCGGTGGTGAGCTTACCGTAAGTGGCCTTCTTGGCCTCATCGAGGTGAAGCTCGGTGTAGAGGCGCCACCACTTCTGGTATTGCTTGTCTACACGCTGACCACCGATGGAAAGCTCGATGGAGGCGATCGCACGCTCGGCGACCCAGCAAGCAGCCGCGGAGCCAGCAGCGGCTTCGGACTCAAGCTGGACATACATGTCACCGACGAGATCACCGTTGCGGGCGACAGTCACGGAAACGCGGCCAGAGTTGCCGGGGTTACCATTGAGAGTCTGCTCGATGTTCTCCATCGCGAAGTTGGTGTGGCGCTTGTATTTCGCCTGGTAAAAGGTTACCTCAGGGTTACCAGTGAGGTAGACATCCTGGGCGCCGTAAGCTACGAGTTGCATAAGACCACCGGCCATTTTGAGAGTTTTTGTACTATATACGGAGAAAATAATTCTGCGACTTTCCGCGATCAAATTTTTCTCGGTCTATCTAAAATGTCCATTCGCCCTGAAGATCTCGAGGAAGGTGAAATTATTCCCGAGGATGAAATTGACGAAATCGAAACCATAACTGATGACGACGATGAAGAGCTCATGGAGGTTGATGAGGAAGAGGAAGATGAAGATGAAGAGCTCGATGTCGTCACCCTCATGACATCTCTGCTCGCCACTGAGGATGGTGACACCGTTTGCACTGCCTTAATCACAATCGCTCAACAACTCCAAACCCAAAACAAAATTTTGATTAAAATTTTGAGCAAATTGTGAGAATGAAAAATCAATTAGAGAGAAAAATTGTAAGTACTATAAATGGAGGGAACCCACTTCATCGATAAGGAACCGGACAGGTATGAGGCACTATTGGAGCTGCAGAAACGGTCAATCCAGTCGATGAAAGAAGATGAAGTTTTTACTGTTGTGGAAATTTTTGAGAATGCCTGGGATCTCAGGGCATGTGATTTCAGGAATTCGAGGGAGTTGGGTTATAGGCAATTCCTACACAAGGATAACTACGACAGTAACAACAACCCCATAGCAGAGAGGATTGATCTCATGGCGGTGAAAGGGATCAAAGAGAAACACAGGCGATACCTCCTGGATTTGAAAAGGCGGATGGGTGAACTTGGTATAAAATCAAAGGAGGATGACAATGGTATTACACTTCTCAAGAGGGTGAACAATGTAGTGAAACAACTCAAAGATGGTTACGACAACATCAGGAGACATTACAACGCCTTTGAACGTGTGGTGAATCCCACCGCTCAACCACTCATCAGTTCATTCACTGACCCCTGTGCAATGGATGAAGATGAAATTGAATCTTCTTCGGCATATCAGAAATGTATCATTCACTCTCTCGATGAAACACAGAAACGTGGATATCGCCGTTACAGGGACTACTGTTACGAAGAAATCAAGACACCTGATGGTTATGGGACGAGGGCGTGGGTTCCCAAGTTTGAAATCTCTTCATTCATTTATTCCCTCGCACCAAAGGATGATGAATTTAACAATTGGAAAAACTTTACGAGTAAGGGTAACATTTACCGAGACGTGACGAATCACCTCACAAACTGCATCGATCCACAATTCCCTGTTATCGAGAAGCGGAGACAGGTGTGGTCTTTTAAGAACGGGGTGTTTATCGGTAAAGAAGATGGACCCCAAAATGATGGTCACCCCACCTCAAAATTCTATCCATATGATAGTGTCGATTTTAAGATGTTGGACCCTACGATCATCTCCTGTAAGTATTTCGATCAGAGATTTGTAGATTACTCAGAGGTGGAGGATTGGTATGACATTCCTACACCAACTTTTGACAAAATCCTTGACTATCAGGGCTTTGAAAAGGACGTGTGTAAGTGGGCATACGTTGTAGGTGGTCGCCTCTGCTATGATGTCGGTGATCTTGACAAGTGGCAGGTTATTCCATTCTTCAAGGGTATCGCACGTTCTGGTAAATCCACTCTCATCAACAACGTGTTTCAAAGGTTCTACGACACGAGTGATGTGAAGACACTGGGTAACAACATTGAAAGGAAGTTTGGTCTTTCAGCCATCAAAGACGCCTTCCTATTCGTCGCACCCGAAGTGAAGGGTGACCTTGCCCTGGAACAGGCCGAGTTTCAGTCTCTCGTGTCTGGTGAAGGGATTGCGGTAAACATAAAAAATAAACAGGCGGTCTCTCTCCCAAACTGGAAGGTTCCTGGAATCTTGGGTGGTAACGAGGTTCCAAACTGGAATGATAAGTCTGGGTCAGTCCTGCGTCGTATTCTCCCTTGGAACTTTACCAAGCAGGTCCAAGAAGCTGACCCTCACATGGATCGCAAACTTGACGCTGAACTTCCAGCTATCCTACAGAAGTGTGTCAGAGCTTACTTGGATTATTCTGCTAAATACAGTGACCGTGACATTTGGAACGTAGTCCCTAAATATTTCAAGACTATCCAGAATCAGGTTGCGATGGTGGCGAATACACTGCACCATTTCCTCAACTCGATCCGTGTCATCAAAGAGAAGGACAAGTTTGTTCCAGAGGATATCTTTGTTCAGGCTTACAATTCCCACTGCGCCAGAAGTTTGAAGGGTAAGAAGCCTGACCTGTTCAACCCAGATTTCTACGTGGGACCTTTCAGTGCATATGGCATTACAATGAAAATCGAATCTGTAAACTATAAGGGTAGGGACTATCCCACACAACCAGTATTTTATGGGGTTGATATAATTGAGGAGGAACTCTCGATCGGAAACAACTTCTAAAAAAAATCGTATATAGTAATATGAGCCAACAGGTCAAGGAATTTATAAAAAGATCTGGGGTGGATGTCCAAAGTCCGAACTCTAACTCGAACAATGACAACTTTGCGAGAGAGCTTGAGAGTGACATGTTACGGAGAGAGCGGCTAAGACCCCCCCCTTTCCGTGAACCTGTCAGACCTGAACTACGTCAACGTAGACCCCTTCAACGCAAAGGAACCTTTGCCCAATATGAAAATAACTCCCCTCTTGAAAATGAATTTTCTGATTTGAATATGAACAAAATAGTAAATAATGTAATGGAAGCAGAAAACTTTGGTAACATCGACGAGTTTACTATGCCAGAGATTAATGAATCTATTTTCGCTAATAATGATCCCGATCTCGAAATATCCCCATTTAGACCCGGTATGTTCAACGCTGGTGTTGACAGTGGGTATGGACAGAAGGATGTTGTTCTCGAACTAAAGGATGTCATGAGAAGAAGACCACTCGCTAAAACTCAGATTGCTGAGGGTCTTTATATAGAAACCACAGAGATGTTGGGAAGGTATGGCACACAGAAGGTGGCGTCGAGTCATACACGGAATCTCGGTCTCAAGGGTAACATGAGCATACCTCTCGTGACCGTGCAGTTTAAAATCATCATTTATAACGAACGTGGTGAGAGTCAGAAAGTGAGTGTCAACATCTACAAAAACGGGAAAATCCGTTTCTCGGGTGGGTTTTTGGTAAGTCACATGTCGAGGCAGCCCGAACTCATTCGTCGCTACGTCGTGGAGAACTACACCAATGGACAGCCATTCTTCAGTGGACCGATACAGTTCAATAATTTGAGTGGTCAATTTAACATAAACGGAACAATTGATTTGAAAAGACTGCAATTCAAGTTTGCCAGGTATGGCTCGGTAAATTACAACCCTGAACTTTCCCCTATGATGTATGTGAATATGAACGGCTACACACTAAACCTGACCAGGACTGGTAACGTGCAAATCATTGGAGCTAAGAATCCAGCTGTTCTTGAGAACACATACAGATCTACCGCAAATCTGATCCGTGACTTCTATAGGTCTGGTGATAGTGGTATCTTCCTAGGTAAGATGAAAGCTCCAAAGAAGGCTAAAGTGAAGAAGACCGTGAAACCCAAAACTGTCAACACAAAGATCAAGCGTGTTTATAAGAAACGGAAGCTGACAGCGAATCAAATGAAAGCAGTTAAGGTGACTGGTAAAATTTGTGAACGCATGAAGAGATCGGAAATTGTAGATCTCGCTAAAAACTTTGGTATCGTGAACTTTAGAGTCAGAGGTGAAAATGGAACCAGGAATGCCACAAGAAAGGAAATTTGTAACATGATCAAGAAGAAAACCAATGTTCAGACCTTTAGGAATACAAACAAAAACAAAAACTCTTCCTTATCTGGTAAGGGTGACACGTTCAGGATCAACAAGACACTGTGTAACAACATGTCCAAAATAGAAATTCAGCGCATCGCTAAGATTTTGAAGATTCAATTCGACACGAAAGACACTAAACCGGTGTTGTGTAAAAAAATTGAGATGTATCGCAAAGTAAAGACACCCGAACCCAAACCCAAACCCAAACCCACGAAACGACAGGTCCAACGTAACAAGATCAACAAGCGCGCCTCTAATCTCCGCGAGAAGACGATCAAGAAGCGAGGCTTGAATAACAACTCCATTCGTAAAGAACTTGAAAAAGAGTATGGCTCCAAATGGATCAAACGGTACAAACCCAATCTCAATAAGGATGTTCAAAATGTAAAACGGGCTATGAATGGTCTACGACCTAACAAAAGCACTGGAATTCCTTTCAAGGGTGATGTCAAACAGTTGGAAAAGCGTATGGTGAATAGATGGAAATTTGAAAGAAGAAACGCTTTGGAGAAGAAATACCTCATGAACAAAGTGAACGCCACCGGTATTCCACTGAACATGAAGAGTAGCTTCAAGAACGCGGCTTCGAATTACATCATGAACCATGTGAGAAACTTCAAAAGAGAACCATCTCAGAAAAAGATGGATGATTATCGAAAAAATTGGTTAAAGCGGAGAAACAACTTAAATACAAATGGGCGTCCGAGAGGAATTAACAGGACGGTTAGAGCTAGGGTTGAGAAAATATAATCAGGGTGTCAGGGTTGGTGATAACACCCAAAAATGGGGGACAAAACGAAATTCCTGGTTGGATATGGCGAAAGAGGAGTTTCTCGATGCCATCATCTACATTATCGCAGATTACATTAGGTGTATTAGAAGTAAAGGTGTGATGGCACCATTGTCTTTTAGAAAACGTGATGAGATTGATGATAACAAACTTATCATGACAATTTTCGACGAATGGGAAGATGTAGATAGTCCACAGCATAAGATGCTCTTATGGAACCTATTCAAGATGTTGAACAGTGACATATTTAGAAGTGAAGTTTAAATACAAACACAATAGTGTAACACCTATTTGATATGTAATCGATTCGATCTTCGAAACGACGGACGACTTAATGTTTAAGTCTGACATACAATTTTCCTGTTGATAGTCTTCCCGGGTTCTGCGAGTTGTTTAAGGTGGATCGTGTGGTAGTTGAAGTTATAGTTTGGGAAAGTTTCCTTGATCTTTTTTGAAATACCATTGCCTTGTAAGGAATACGGAATTCCCGTGCACACAGCCTTGTGTTCAAGACCCAACAACTGATCTTCCATGAGCACGAAGTCTTTCAAACTGTCGTCACTCACACCATTCCTACGCATTTTCTCGTACACACCCCCAGAAGCCCCGTCACTGAGATAGAAGAAGTGTGAACCCTCCACTTCTTCTATTTTAGAGTGTTTATCATGCATGAGAAACAGTATCACGAAAAATAGCACTACGTAAATCATGTACTATCTACCCATATTTTTCTATGGCGTCTTCGTAGATATCTTTTTTCACATACGCTAACTTTCCAGTAGAATTTGTGTGTGTAGGGAGCTCGAAATCTTCCATCACTTTCCCCCAACATCGATCCATTAGACGATTAAACACGACCGCCTTACATGTCGGATCCACTGAACATTCATGGAAGCATCTTTTTTCGGTAAATGGAATACTAGAATCGGGACTGTAATGATACAAATCCATCGCACCATAATCTTTATTACGTAATAATTTAAATGTGCTCTGCTCAACTTCTTCTTCCTTCTCAACTGTAAATGTGCTTCCCTCTTCATTCATCGTTTCGACGGGAAATGGTTCTGGTTCTTCACCTGGTTCCGGTTCTTCACCTGGTTCTGGTTCTGGTTCTTCTATTGAATATCCAAGTTGTGATTCCAATGACAATGAATCGGGTGGTGGTTCTGCGGTTGATACCAGCACGCTACCTACGGAAGATATACTGATAGACATGCACATGACACATGATATCATGAGCAATACCAGGGTTAAAGTCGAACCCCCACTTTTACTGGGGTTGCTCATTAAAGTATGTATATATTTTTTTCGTCTCTACACTTCCGTGCTATCCCTGTAATCGGGGTTTCGACCTTGCCAATACTTTGGTTTCTTCCATTCTCTTTTTGCTAAATCTGTTTTACGATTAACCATTACATATTCTGTCCCATTCCATACCGTCTCGACTGGATGTTTCCCTGAAGCATGATCTCGCCTCATTTTCCAATACGTAGCCCCATATTTGCTTTTATCTAGAGTATAGCAATCAGAGTGAAGATTGTGATCATTTACACACTTTTTATCAGTTGCTTCACCTGTATTATCACCGTATACTATACATTTTCCAGAATCTCGTGTCACTCTGAAGTGGTTAGGATCATTTGGATCAAAAGGATCATCATCATCCAGTCTTAAATCATATAAAAACGGTTTACCATCCCATGCCCATGTGAACCCAATTCCGCTTTTTCTTTCCATTTTTTCCGCACACTCACTAAAAGAAAAATCATTATATTCCTTTCTTGTCCAACCAGATTTCTTTTCGTCGATGATATAAGGACGGGATGATCTATGAAAGGGTGTGCGCCTTGTGAACTTATAAGCACTTTTGTCCATCAGGTGTTTTGCACCCGGTATTTTCGTGTAATCGTGTACCAATACCTCCTCCCAATCTTGAATTGAAGAATTATAGCTCCACTCTGTTTCAGTAGCTCCGTTTTCCATATATTTGGGATATAAATTCCATCCCTTTATTGCATCACTATTCAAAATTTTCGCCAGTTGTGGAGTTTGACAGGCTCCTTCTGCGACTCCTTCATCGGTAATACCTTCATCATCGAAAGTCAATGAGCAATCACAATTACCATCCTTCTGTTTTAAATGGTGAATTTGTGTATTAGGGTTTCCACCACACTTAAATGGATCTGGTGGAGGTGGATCTGGTGGAGGTGTAGTTCCAACCACGTTAGGGTCGTCCTTTCTCCATACACCATTTGTTGGGTACGAGAAACTATGATGCTTCGGGCAATCTTTGAATAAAGTATACACCTTTCCTCCACTTACTTGCTCCATAACACTAACAAAATTACAATCCGGGCTGTCATTACATTTTTGTACTGATTCCTTGAGTAGACTATCATCATTCACTGATTTATTCTTGGTTTCTTCATGGTTAGTAAACTCCATCGTAGTAATTAAATTGCCCTCCCACCATTTACAGTAACGATTTTCGGGTCCGAACTGTGTGTAGCCATGTTTTACAACTGGTGGTGGAGGTGGTGGAGGTGGTGGAGGTGAAGGTGTGACGCCGATTCCTCCATCTGCCTCGTCCACACTCACCTTTTTCCATGTTTTCATTACATCTGCATAGTTATCCATCGGTTTATCCTCACACACCTCACCTGAAAAAGTTCTATAATAACCGTCTCCGAACATGGTTAGATACTTACAGTTAGGATCGTCGTTGCATATTCTTACACCCTTCTCTAGATATTTCTTATAATTTTCATTAAATGTCCCATCTGCTTTAAATGTAGACAGTGCATCATTACCATCACCCACACTTCCATCTTTGATCCATCCACTTTGTTCGGGGTACGGTGTAGTGCTAGCACAGGATTGGTGAGACTTTCCATACTGTGAGTATCCAAAAACAGGACCCTGTATATCAGGATCTACCCAGTCCGCCTTTTCCCAAACTTTTACATACGTAGAATGGTCACCTTTGTCACGACATTCACCGAACGTTTTACCTATGGCGTATTCGTGATTTAATTCAATTCTCTTACAATATTTATCTTCATTACATTTTTGGATAGCTCTTTTTAATATTTTTTGATATTTATGTGAAAAGAAATCGGCCTTGTCTACCTTATCTTCTCCTTCTTCACGCAGATACGAAGTCTCTAATACTTTGCCCTGACATTTGTTACCTACCCATACAGGATCATACCCCATAAAAGATACTTGATGTTTCTCCGAGTTTGTCTCTATACCTTCTCCAATTTCGGGAGGGGGTTGTGGTCTTTCTGGTTTACCATTTTGATCATCATCTCTTTTATATACTTTATTATAGTTCTCCCAACTCCTGTCCCTAGTGGATGGAGTCTTACGACCTTCACACTTTGAAAACATCTTCCCACGGCCATATTTATCTACTTTAATGAAATTGCAATCGTGTTCTTTTTCACAAAACTCGATATTTCTTTGAACATACTTTTTGTATTCATCTGAATTGAGATCAACCCCCTCCCCACGGTCTGACACGGCCCACCCATATGGTGGTCCAAATTTGGGGTATTCTGTAGTTTCACATTTATAATCTGTGTCAGAATCATTTAATGCTCTCCATCCTGTCCACTTTGGGGGTTTCCTTTCGGGGTTAATGAGTGACGTGTATCCGTCAATCTTATGTGTAGCAGATGTAAAATTATTTAGAGGAACATCTCTCTTTGCGACCGTCTTGTCAACCTTTTTCCATGTCACGGTATTATCATCAGTTTTTCTGTATTTAGGATCACACTCACGTGCTGAGTACTTACGATAATTCCCATCTTTCGAAACAGACACATAGTCACATCCATCATCTTGATTGCACATGAACGCAGCACGTCGCTGATACTTATGGTAATACGGGTCGTCAAAAGAAGTAACCGTATATCCTTCTTCACCATCATTGATAGCTTTTGTGCCTCCCCTTGAAGTTCCACCACACTTTATACCAAAACCTACCTCTCCATCATCCGAATATCCATTCAAAGTTTTGGGTTCCCTGGGACATACATCGATGTTACATGGTTGGTTTTGTGCGGGCATGTTCTCTTGCGGGCATTTCCCACCATTCATTGGTTCCACTAGGGTAGTCCACGTGCGAAACTGAGTGCCACCACCGCAATCTTTGGTGCATCCAGACCATTCGGACCACTCACCGGAACAATCGATGGGACACTTCTGTCCCTCACAATGTCGGTTTTCTGTGGGGCTCGGACAAACCTTTCCACCATTCTTTGGTTCCACCCGGGTAGTCCAGGTGCGAGATTGAGTGCCATCACCACAATCTTTGCTACACCCAGACCAATCAGACCACTCACCAGAACAATCGATGGGCTCTGGAGCTGGAGCTGGAGCCGGAGCCGGAGCCGGAGCCGGAGCAGGAGCCGGAGCTGGAGCTGGAGCTGGAGCCGGAGGAGGGGGCATCCCCATGGGTGGGGGTGGGGGTTTCCTGTCTGATAAAGGTGGTGCAGACTGTATGGGTTCAGCTTTCACGTTGTCCATTTGTTTTCTCCAGAACTGTGAGTTTCCAACCCTGTTTGTTTCAGTAGTTTCTACAGGTTCGGGTTCGGGTTCCAAAGTAACCGACCTGTTACCAGCGATAGCAGCCGCCATCACCGAACCCAACATCAACAGGATCTGGGCCATATCTATAGTATGCAGAGATTTTATACAAGTTTTGAAACATCATTGATTTTGTTGAGGATGTTGAAAAATTTGTAAATTGAATCAACCTCCTTGGGATTGATGATCTCAAGTTCAATCTGGTAAGATGCTTCCTCTTCTGAGTCCATGTCTGCATTGTCACCTGAGGAGATAGTCATGTCGATACTCATATTCTTGCGGATGAAAGAATGCCTCGTCTTGGTTCTCTTCCTGTCCATCTCATATTCACCAGATGTTGGAATTTCCCTGGCGATACAAAATCTGACATCCAGTGGCTGGTCACTGTCGACAAAGTCTTCTTTGTGAACCTTGATCTTCTGAATCATTTCTTGTTCTCCGGAGTCTTCATCACTGGTGATTCTGACACTGTTTGAGTCGTTATAGAAAACTTCAACTGTCTTTGACTTCTTTTCCTCCCACCCATCATATTTCTTCAAAGCTTTGAGAACCCTTTTCCAGACATCTTTTCCAACATTCGTGTCGAAAAGGGATCCATTGTGACGCCCAAGACGAATTTCGACTTCAATGTCTCCTTCGTTCTTGTGAGTCTCAAAAAGGGGGAGGGTCTTGTCTACGATCTTCTGAATATCCATGATGATTGTTCTTGTCATTTATGATATTGCGTCTTTCCCTTAAGTGTTTAATGTTCATAAAATTTAATGAAGGGTATAGAAAATCAAGGAAATACATGTTATTTCAACACCGCTCTTCAATGCATACTTTATATCCCAGTCTTGTCCAATCATTACATCAGACACCCATATCAGGGTGAATGCAAGTTTTCTAGGGCGTATTCCGACTTGACGAAAGAGTATTGGACAAAGGGTCAAAGTAATGTCAACGTGTCTGGATTGCTCACTTTGTTTCAGGAACAGTTCCCGAGATTCAAGAAAAACGAGCAACACGATGTCCAGGAGGCTCTCTTATGTATCATCGATATTTTGGAAAAAACTACACCGGAAATCAAGAATTGGTTTTACGGAAAGAAGGTTCAGGAGACTATCTGGCCTACGGGAAAATCAACAAATGAAGAAGATTTCTGCATCCATTTGGTCACTTCCACTGGTAAAGATATGGGTGAAACTCTATCAAAGAGCACTGACTGGAATGTCGTAGAAAATTACATAGATGACGATGGGAAAAGACACACCCTGGCTACTACACGTATGGTATTCTCTCAACTTCCACAGGTGCTTGTCATTTCATTTGACAAAAAGTGTCACGTCCAGGTTTTGGAAAAACTAATAATAGATAACAAGGAATACAATTTAATTTCTACAGCTCTTCACGTAGGAAATCAAAGTGACGGTCACTACGTCAGCTTTGTGAAAAGGAGGAACAAATGGTTTTTGATTGACGATGAACACATGAAAGAACACAATCTACCTGAAGAGGGTGGTTTTTACCTCATGGTTTACAATCTAAAAACTCCTTCATCTCAATGTTCTCCTTGATGTTGACAATAGTTCTGTAAAACGTTCGTCTGTTGTTGGGGTAATTCTTGTCAGTTCTCCGTTTCAGTGGTCTCCACCACATGGGTTCTTCCCACGTTACGTATGTGCATTCAATTATCGCACCATCCTCCATCCAGGGTTTGTCTCGCACCCGGTCGTGTGGAATCTCAGACTCAAAAAACAATTTCCCCTTTTCTTGAACATACAATCTCCACGTGGGTCGTCCCTCTTTAAATCCAGGTGTTTCTCGTGAAGGTTCCCACTTAACGAGAAAGTCCACTGTATTCTTTTCACGGGGTTTCCATTTAAACATAGTCTCATGGGTCCCGATTCGTATAGGATCATTGACCGGTGTAAACACGAGACCATCGATATCCTGCTTAACTGTGGGGAGATATTCATCCATGAATATTCTAAAATCTTTCATCGAGTGAAACTGCTTACACTTGAGTCTGTATTTGTCAGACTTCATGCATATCATGGACTTCAGCATGGCTTTGCAAGCGTCCATACGTTTATGTAAATTCAAGTTCCATACCATCTCCCCCGAGACAATTACGGCATCGTATACCATGAGGACATTTTCATAGAGTTCACCATCAAGAATTGTTCCTTCATAGGCAGACTTCTTCAAGTTGATAGGAACTTCAAACATCCTGAAAGATCTATTCACAAGAAGACACTTTTTCTTTCCCTCATACATGAGGGCTACGAGCATGTGCCTCTCCCCATCGGTCTTCTCACACACGACGTATTCACCACCCTTCAAAATGGGAAAATGTTTACGTTCAATGGAGATTGGTTGAGGTCCTGGGAAGTAGTCCTTACTACCCCATACTTTATGTATGTATGATACGACATATTTATAAAGTGGGGAATCCACCTCTATAGACATGTTTAAAAAACAAACAAAACCTTTAATTCAGTTTTACACTCGCCGCGTTCAGAATGTTTGATATACACTCATGTGTATATGTCTGGATCAACTTAGATGCTGAAAATGCATAAATTTTGACACCATTTTCGATCAGGTTTTCAAACATGTTGGGGTATAGCCTCCACGTGCCCTTCTTTTTATTTTTGATATGTTTGATGACAGTTTTTGGTATCATTACCCAAACTTTGGCACTCGTAGACACAACATTATAAAACTGTGGTGAAGTCTTCTTTCCTAGAACAGTATCAAACTCGAGACCCATTTGTGTTGTGGGTTCTTTTGATTCGGACTTCACTTTTTCTTTGAACATGTCCCAATTAATCCCCTCCTTGACACCCGGGAATACAACTAGCCCTGCATTTTCATTCACCTCTAAACTTTTATTGAGTGAAAGGTCGTCAACCCCTATACCAAAATCGATGAAAAGGATTCGGTCATACTTTTTCATACACTGTTCGATGGTTTCAATTTTTTCGAGGGTGTCATCATTCACGTAGACGATTTGATGATTCACTGAATTCTGAAGACACTTTATGTTTAGTCTCAATATAGAGTGTAACGTCTTCACATGGCACGACTTCGATCTCGTGACCACTATCGTCACAAACTTCATACGATAGTATCGTTTTTAAGCCTTAAGCCTTTCATCCATGCACCCACTGAAAGGTAGATTACCTACATGACCCAGTGTGGTATTCACGTCTGCGAAAATTTTACCACCCGCTTGTTGCCACCTCCGACAGAAGGCGTAATCTTCTGACAAATATCGTTTAGATTCTGGATCAATCATACAATCAAAAGCCGCGTGGTAATCATCAAAGTCACGGTTCTGGTGATCATTTTTACACCACAACTCTGGAAACTTTTCTTCAAGTTTCTTGAAAACTAGTCGACTGATGAGCATGAACCCAGTTGGACCATCTAAAATCTCAACGAAACCATCCTCTATCGTTCGTCGAGTCGCACCTATATTGACGACGAGACTGGAAGAAAGCATCGACATATCACGTTCATCATCGTTACGAACAGCGCTAGCAGCCTGTTCCCACATTACCACCTTTTTGGGGTAGCATGCGACAGACAGTTCGTGTCCAGATTTGATGAGACGGACAACGGCGTGGGGATCAAACTCTATATCCGCGTCTATAAACATTAGGTAATCACAATCCGTCTTCTGCATGAAACGCCCTACGGAAACATTACGAGCTCGATGAACTAGTGATTCATTTTCAGTAGTATCAATCATTAATTCAATTTTTTCTTTGATCAACAAAAGTTGGAGTTTTATTACACTCGACATATATTTTTCTAAACAGAGACCACCATAACAGGGGGTTGAAAGAAAAACTTTAGTCATATTCTATCTATGTCCTTTAGACTCTAAGTGTTTTTTCAAGATATTCTCAATCTTATTTAGTGTGGGAACGGACACCGAGCACTTCTCACAAATCTCATTCTTTGTGACCCTGGCCCCGATGACCATGTAAATTATAGAAGAGGCCACACTGTTTGGTGTTTTACTCATCAAATCTACACAATCTTCTGTCTGGTTACAGAGCTTGATGCACTGAAGGCGTTCCTCCTTTGTTATTTCAAACGAATTCAGGAGACGTTGAATGACATCAAAAGCCTTTGTGACATAATTCTTCTTCGTCTCACCCATAATATTGTCTTTGAAAATCTGGGTTGTTCGACTGATATCTTTTGATTGGATTCCGAACATCTCGGCAATTTCTTTTGTAGTTCTTGGGTGCTTTGCGAGTCTACACGCGTATAAAACGCAGTTGGCTTTTATCCCGAGACGAACGGCACCTCTAGTCAGTTTTTCCTCGTTGAACTTTTTATACATAATCTTAGCGTCTTTTAGAACACAATCTGGTAGAGTGTGACACGCCTCATCGATATCTCTATACGCGTGATACAGTGACCGATCCTTGTGATTCATAGACATATGAAAATTGATTTTAGCCATTCGCTTATTCTCGTAAGAAGAGAAACCCTTCGTAGATATAATTGTCCCCTTCCCCCAGTTGTGTGAAAAGAGTTCAGGATTTGCTGTCGGGTTTCCACACCTCGATGGGTCATTCACTTTACCATCATCAGTAATTCCACTCGTCCATTCAGCTGTATCGTCTATAAAATTGTCATCAACTAATCCACATTCTGAACAGACCGGTAAACCTTCCGGGCTGAAAACCTTCACACCTGAACACTCTTTACAAATGTTTGTATTTACTATCTTTTCTTCATTGTTTTTGGGTAATAGGGCGTCTATTTCAGACCATATAGTTGCTAGCATTGTATTGTTTTCTGTACGTGTGAAATTTAACTTAGGTGTCTAACGCGCGTTTCAATCGCCTCAATGGTTTCCTTGAAACTGCGACCTCCTGATGTTGTTGGTTCCCACTCATTCCATTCTTTGTCGATTTGCTGATGATCAGGGGGGAGATCTATAGGCACACCTTCAATCTCTGTGTCAGAGACTACAAATCCACCCAAGTCGGATTCAGAATCACCACCTTCGTCGTAGATATCACTATCTGTGTCTTCGACATCTATCTCAGAATAATAGACAAACATATCAGTTCCCAGGGGTTTCATCTCTAGGTCTGCGAATGTCGTCCCAGACGGGTAGTGCTCCATGACACTCTCATAAGGTGCCGGAGACATGTCACCATCATCTAATTTGTAGACACACGCAGACTTGTAGAACATTTCGGTTGGGTTCAGGTAATACATGCCAAGTGTCAGGCCGGTGTTCATTGCGACAACACCAAACATTTCCTCCTCAATTCCTTCTTCATTTACTAACAATTTTACAATGTCATTTTCATTTATTTCTTTTGGCACAATCATGCTTAGAGTTTTCCGACAAATTTTTATCATTGATAATATCACAGATGAAAGTTATTATTTATTCCAAGGAAGGTTGTGAGTACTGTGATCATGCAGTCAAGTTGTGCGAATCAGAAAATTTGGAGCACGAGAAAATCATAATTGACAAAGATGATCTAAAAGAGATATGTGGTAAAGCGGTCTCAGCCTATCCTCAGATATTTATTAATGGACGTCATGTGGGGACCTATTTTGAATTTCAGGACTACATTGAAGATGAATATGAACCTATTCTTGAAGAGACTTTGAACAGATTTACGGTGTTTCCTCTGAAATATCCAGACCTATGGGATCTTTACAAGAAGGCGCAGATGTCCAATTGGACCGCAGAAGAAGTTGACCTATCCAAAGATATTGACGACTGGAAAACCCTGAATGACAACGAACAGAAATTTATCAAATACATCCTGGCTTTTTTTGCTGGGTCTGACGGAATAGTTTTTGAAAACATCAACAACAACTTCGCAGATGAAGTTCAAATCTCAGAAGCCAGATCGTTCTACGCCTATCAGTCACATAACGAAATGGTTCATGGTGAAACATACTCCAAACTCATAGACAAGTATATTAAGAATGCGTCTGAAAAGAAACACCTATTCGAGGCTATCCAAACAGTCCCCTGTATAAAACGGAAAGCTGAATGGGCACTCAAATGGTTCGACAAAAAAAGTAAAACTTTCGCGGAACGCCTCTTCGCGTTTGCCTGTGTCGAGGGAATCTTCTTCTCAGGAAGTTTCTGTGCTATTTACTGGCTAAAAAAGAGGGGTCTAATGCCCGGTCTTTGCTTCAGTAACGAACTGATATCTAGGGATGAAGGTCTTCATCAAGAATTTGCTGTTGAACTTTTTAAGCATCTCCGCACGAAACCCTCTTCAGATACAATCCACAGCATCGTCAAAGAAGCTGTGGAAATCGAGAAGTCGTTCATCATAGACGCCCTCCCCTGTAACCTCATAGGTATGAATTCTGAAAAGATGTCAGAGTATATAGAGTATGTATCTGACCGACTCCTAAAGCAGATCGGTCAGCCCCCCATATGGGGTTCTAAGAATCCTTTTGATTTCATGGAAAATATTAGCCTCGACGGGAAAACTAACTTTTTTGAGAAAAGAGTGGGCGACTACGGTAAACTAGATGACGACACTGATGAAATCGGTTTTGATGAAGAATTCTAATCGTAAAATTTTACATTCAGTGGTCCTGACTGACTGTAGAATTATTTAAAATTTGAAACTTAATGGAACAATGTTCCTTCGGGAGAAATATCCATGGAACCAAGAACCGCACCACTTCCCTGTAGCTCAACCTCCTTCTCATGGAAATCTGGTTCGGGGTTTGGAGCATCAACCATCTCGGGTTGCGTCTTCACCTGTTTCTTACCCTTCTTACCTCCACAGCCACAACCACCCTTCTTCTTCTCACCACCACAGCCACACCCTGTGTCCTTCCTGATGTTCATCATACCCCACACGACGAGGATGAAGACGACAGTGTGCAGCAGAAGACCCATAGTGGACGGACATCCTGTGGGTGTCGCGATACGAGACCCAAGAACGGAACGCATGAGACGGAATGTCTCAGGGTTCGCTATCACGAAAAACGTCAAACCGGAAATGATGGATGTGATGAGCTTCTGCTCCTGCTTCCTCCCACCACAACCACAGCCACAATCTTTGAAGACACCCATTATACTTTACAGTATACTTGGAAAAAAATATTTTTAATTATAAGTATGGAGCAGTTCAGTATCCCCCCTGGATACAAGTTAGTTCCGTCAAATATGAAAATTGGTTCTTCAAATAGTGGTATAATCGTGAAGATGATAGGTAGTGTGATATTTTTGATTGTTCTTTTGGTCGTTTTCATGATTTCGAAAGTAAACTCAGAACAGCAGCTCAAATTGAGACAGATGGAATTACAGAATGAACAACAAGCTTCTAAAGCACAGGTGGTAATGGATACGATTTCGGTGGAACCAGTTTCTATGGATCTTACGTCTCAGGACCTTTCATCGGCTCCACAGACGAAGTGGAAGGTGCACAGAAATAAAGATGCTACAATGGGAACCAGAGATGTATTTCATCTAACCAGATATTCAACACCGAGGGCGAATTTAAAAAATTGTCTAGAAAAATGTGATAAACGTTCTGAGTGTGGGGCTGTGGTTACAGATAACTCAAAGTCCCTCTGTTGGGGTAAGACGAATATAACAAATACGTTTAGCACTGGTAACAGAATTATATATGAGAAATCTGAAGATGGTGTTTTAGAACCGTGGAATACTCAAGCCCCAGCTCCGTCTTCAACCCCGGCCCCGACTTCCAACATTTCTACAAATGGGAGATGTGGACCACCTTTCAATAATACGATGTGTCCAGGTAAACAATGTTGTTCTTATTCTAACTGGTGTGCTGGAACTCAAGGAACAAAGAGTGCTTGGTGTTATTCATCCACAAATAAAGGGCGTGACGATGGAAAATATGATGGAATAGCTAATTAAAGACAAGACTCTTACTATAGATATAACCAACTACAAATGTCGCTCTCTATTCAGCAGTCTACCGAATTCTCCCCTGCCTCTGTGCAGTTTTCGAAACTTCGCAAGAACAAGAATGGCGGTAAAGCCGTCTACCTCAACGCCGGTGACAACAAAAAGCTCTACGTTCAATTTCCTTTCATGCGCTCTCCTTACGGTCTGAGTGCCTTCACTGATGAAGGCACGGGACGCACTTCTTACTCCCTTGACCTCTCTTTCGACCCCGATAACGCCGAGGCTATGGAACTCCACGCCAAGCTTAAGGAACTGGATGAGAAGATTGTCAATGAAGTTGCCAAGAACTCTAAGGAGTGGCTCGGAAAGGAATTCAACGTGGCTGTCCTCAAGGAAGCTCTCTACAAGCCCATCGTGAAGCCCGGTAAGGAGCAGTATGCACCCACTATCAAGCTGAAGGTTCTGACAAAGCCTGATGGGTCTTTCGTCCCTGAGTGTTACTCCATGCAGAAGGAGCAGGTTGCTCTCGATACTATCGAGAAGGGGCAGAAGGCTATGGCCATCATCGATCTCAACCAGATTTGGTTCATTGACAACAAGTTTGGTGTGACTATCCGCCTTCAGCAGGCTCTCTTTGAGCAGTCTGCCAAGCTGCCTTCTTTCGCCTTCAAGGGTGTCACCCTACCAGATGCTGAAGAGGAGGAGGTTGACGACATTGACGATGATGTGGATGAAGATCAGTAAAAAAATTATCGAGACTTATAAAAATGAAAAACTTCTACAAACCCAAAACAAATCTAAAAATCGTATACATCGAGGAAGAAGATTTCGTCGTTAAGCAAATCCTTGATAGTGACGTGGTGATATATGATCAGCACCTGATCAAGTCTCCAGTATCGGAGTTCACGTATGACAAGATGTTTTACAACGAACTTTACGAGAAGGATACCAACATCGCCAATGGATTCAAAGAGGACAGGGGTGTCGAGGTTGGTAAATGTGTGATTCAGTAAACTTTCATTTTTTCAACTACAACTAGTTGACAAATTGAAAACAAAATGTAGGATAATACCAGATGAACACACAACTTAAAAAACTGCTCAGGGGGAAGAAAGCTTGTGACCCTACGTCACATCTGTCCTTGAAGAAGAAGAATGGTTCAATCACGAAAGGAGCTGTGAAGATTGGTGAAGGACAGTATGGTAAGGTGTATAGGGGTTGTGTCGATAACGACTGCAAGAAGTTTGTCGTTTACAAGGAAATTAAACAACCTAGATTAACTGAAAAAACCAACAACGTGCCACTAGCTGGTTTCATCAACGCGGTCAAATCTGTGAATCCCAAGATGGAATTTACAATCGCGAAAAAATTGGAAAACTATGGGGTCCCGAAAGTATATCTTCACAAGACATGTGACGGAAAAGATTACCTGTACTCGGAGTTCATAGATGGTGAGGAGCTTGATAAGTGGTTCAGAACTAGACCCACCTTAGATGCTGTCAGGTCTGTAATGGCTCAAATCATTTACAATTTGTATCGTATTCATAAAAAGTATCCCGGTTTTAGACATCACGATCTCCATGGTGGTAACATCATGGTGCGCAAAGTACCAAACAAAGACATTCAAATCACAATGAATAAGAAATACTCCATTCCAAATGGTGGGGTAGAAGCTGTCATCATCGATTTTGGATTTTCCACTTTTCCCCGGATCAGGAATCCTCTTATTAACGCTAAAAACTACGTCGATATAGGAATATCGAGAAAGTCGGACAAGTTTTACGATTTACACTTATTCTTGAACACCATGTATGGTCTGTGTAGACAGCCTTCTAATCGGACTGAGCGTATAGTGAAAAACTTTGTTGAATCTCTGTTTTCACCAGAGTATCTTAGTATGAAGTCCACTAAAATTAAAAATTATAGGCTTCGTGGAAATATGAATCACACACTTCCGAGCTTCGAGACTGCTCTCATGAGACCGTTCTTCACAGAAACCAGTAGAATGAACCAATTACGTAGGTTGTTCACTAAACCTAAAGTATCACCTAAGCAGGTGGTATTCAAAGCCCCAAAGGTGGCGAACAGGGTGGGAAACGCACAATCACGCGCTATCGCCATTCTGAAGGCAAGCAAGCAGGTCACGAAAAAGAAGCCAGTGGTGAAAATCACCAAAAAATAATTCTAAACTAATAGTAAAATGTATCTTCTCGCGATCCTCATCGTAATCGTCGCTGTCCTTCTCAAATTCTGTATGAACAAATCTCCCAAGAAGTCTGGTGGTGCTGGTAAATTTACCGTTTACGGGACCATGGGTTGTGGTTGGACTCGTAAACAGTTGGATTATTTTAAACAGTCAGGGAAGCCGTTCACCTTCGTCGACTGCGACAAGGGTGAGTGTGCTGGTGTTGAGGCTTTTCCGACCACTGTAGACCCATCTGGTGAAAGAACTGTTGGGTTTAAAAAGTTTTAGATACCCCGCACAATCTGGATGGAGAGGGAAAGAATGAACGCATCAACGAGAGACTTGATGGGCTTGAGAGCGGAGATGTGCTTGACCAGGGAGCGGTTCCACACAAGGCGGAGGATGAATGTGCTGATGAGAAGGTTGAGCACAAACACAAGAACCTCCATGAGGGCGTCGGACTTGTTACGAGACTTGGTAATCTCCGAGATCATTTATTAAAAGTAAATATTTTTTTCTGAGTAAACTATAGATGAAAAACCTCCCCCTGAGTGGCAACGAAAGTAAGTTTTCGACAAAGAGGTGGGGTTCCACAAGGGGTGTAGGGAACAATAACTGTTACGCATACGCCGTGGGTGACTACGAGGCTTATAGATGGCAGAAATCTATACCGGGTGATCGCTCTGGCCTGTCTAATGGCAATCACACGTACACGCATTGCACTAGTCTTCCTAGGCGCGTAATTTCCGATAATCCAAAAAGGATTTACAAGACAGACGCCACGAAGAAATGCAAAAAGGGATATTTCAAAGTCATGATGTTTGTCTCTCCCGGTAGAGCCTCAAACTATATAAGGCAGGGTGACTTTCATTTTTACAAGCAGCATGGGGTGGTAGAGTATAAGATCAAACCAGGAGATACTATTAAATCAATCGCTACATTCTTCAAGGTGCCCGAATCGAGGATTAAAAGGGGGGGTGCTTTCAAGGTAGGTAAGCGTATAACGTTCAAGGCTAATGTGTTTAGTCATAAACGTGGCTGGGCTACCGGTCCACTTTTAACCGACGCGAAGGGGAAGGTCATTAAGGATCCTCGCAAGTGTTCACGGAACTATCCTGGTCTGAACTACGAGAGATATTGTAGCTCATTCTGTGTCAAGAACAGAGGCATCAAAGTCGGAAAGACTCATCCCAAGGTCAGCAAGAATACTCTCTAAATCGGGTAATTCTTCTATATCAAAATTGATATCAAACAAATCTAAAACACTAAATATAGATTCTTCGTTCAATGTCACAGAGTTTGAAGCTGCTGTTACATTGTTTTGAATCGTCACCACGATCTTGTATTGAGTGACATCGAATACTTTTCTACACACTGGGCATGTGTTCTTACCTTGGTTTTTCCATTCCTCTAGACAGTGGGAATGAAATACATGTCCACATCTGAGCGGAGGATTTGCCCTCGTTGCCCTGACGTCATTGAGACATATAGAACATGTATGCATTCTAGAGTATGGGTCTAAAGTTTTTTCATTGATTTTTCTCACTCAGTAGGTGTTGGGTGTTTTCAGGAGAGGTTTGTCACACGCGTTGCAAGGGCCGGTGCCCTGCTCCGCCTGCACAGCATTCATGATAGCGGGACCCTGCTTTTGGAGAAGCTGCCTAAACGAGTAGTTATCTTCGTAGGTGATTCCGTTGTTTTTCATGATGTGGTTGTTGAGCAATTGGGCTGAGGTATTCACAGTGAAGCACCTGCCATCCGCCATTCCAAGTCTCTGAGACATATTGTTAATATAAATCTAGAAATTAATTCGGCGGTTGGTGATTGTCTGCATCCAGGAATTAAATCCCTTTTCCCGAAGTTGTTTGATCATGGGATCACATCGGTATCCGAGATAAATGTCGAAGACGTCAGTTTCCTCTGTGGGTGAAACTCGAATCTCGGGATTTTCGTTGATGTGCTGGTTGATAATGTTGTAAGCAAAAGCGATTTCTTTAAGGGTTTCAGCTCCAGTGATGATGATTTTCCCAGTGCTGAAAATGCTTGTTGTGATTTCCTTCATGTCTTCTGAAGGTTTGAATTTGATCTTCACAGCTGAATATCTGTCAGGCTCAAAGGAAACTTTGAAGATGTCGTTGTATTCCTCAAACCAGTTTGCAACTTTCAATAGATTCACGTTGTAATTGAGACTGAAGTTCGAATTAATCATGACTACCCTGAACGAATCAGCTGGGACTTCAATCTCCACGCCCAAAAAAGTCGACAGGATATGTGTCAGTTGTGTGATGATACGTTTGCAGTCGAATAGGTCACAACATCCGGCGACCTGGATGCTTCCATTAGGAAACACCTTGACAGATTTGGTGCTGTAAGTGTCATTATAGGTCAGAGTAACCTGATTATAGAATGTGGTAGGTTTGAGTTTCCACTCAAAGCCTTCCGTTTTTGATCCCCGACGTGTCATCTTGTAGGATCCAATTCTCTCAAACGTTTCTCGAAGCTTCTTTATGTCGATTGCATGCATGAATTTTGATACCATTGTGATCGTAGTAATCTTGACCCATGAGGGACGAAGATCATCTGGTAAAGCTTTACGGATCTCGTCGAGGGTGAGTAAGTAAGAGAAACTGTTATTCGCTATTGACGAATACATGATTTTTAGACTTGAATTATTAATGTCACACCCCAAACTTAGGTGTTCATTGTGCAAATTCCCTGTGACTCCATTTCTTCAGAACACGCCTCAGGTTCCATGTTGCAGCATGTGTAGTCGTATCGATACATAGTAAGATTTTTACTTTCACCCGGGTAACTAGGGTCATCCACTAGCCCTGGCTCGGGTGGTATGACTGTGCCATCAGCCGCTGTTCCACCAGCCACCAATTTGAAATTGGTGAGAACTTGTGTTTCTCCCGGGCATTTAATCTCATGACTTTGAAGTCCCAACGCATCATCTGTGACGAGATGTTCGGGTTTGAGGGTGGTGGTAGGTGTCTTATAGTTATAACAGTGACCACGTGGTATCGTGTCTAAGCATTTATAGAAATACTTTGTTGTGTTCATTAAGGAGTTAGCCGAATCGACATTATAGTCGTATCTAAATTGAGTTATCGGTGTATCACCACCCGCTGTGGTTCCTGTCATATTTGTGTCGTTCGTCCCCCTTGTTCCGCCAATGTCACATCGGACATTATGTCTATAAATGGTTCTCATGTCGATAGGAACATCAAGGAAATTTTCACCAAGACTCACTGGTGTGACTCCAGGTGTTTCGAACGTTTCATCTGCTATATTAGCGTTTAGACCACCTAGGCATGTGTAGTCATATTTATATTTTCCATAAGAACATTTCGTTAGTCTGAATTTTTTGAGTGCACTTTTTCCACAATCCACTTTTGCTGCCATATCGTAAATATTGTCAAAACAGGGTGTGGATCTTTCGTCTTCAAAGTAAGACTTACCTCTCTTGAGTTGTATCAATGCTGCCATATCCTCAGCTTTATTCTCATCAGCTAGATCATAGATGAGTTGTGCTGCCTCATCTTCACCATAAAGAGCGGAGAGTTCGTTCCTCAATGCTTGTAACTCGTCTTCTTCATCCTTTTCAGGGTCGTAGTCGTCTTCATATTCAGAACCCAACCACTCAGATGGCTTGTCTGGTATGAAGTCACTGGCTGTGTCTGGTAGAACTTTTTTGAGTCTCACGGCAAATTCATCACTCCTTTTGGGGGCGAAGTACAAAGCCGTGAATGGTGAACCACAACACATTGAACAGCACACAGCGGCACCAATAATGACGAGCCCAGCCATTTATATATCAAAATATTTTTTTACTTAGAGACAAGATATGCTATTATGATACATGTCTCTAAATAAGCTTTCATCTGCGACATCTGTTCATGACGTGGATTCTGACTTACACTACGTCGAGATGGTTTACAAAAGGTGGAACAACAAGCGTAAGGAGTATAGCACCTACACTGATTTCATCAACACCGAACCTATAGGGGACTGGAATAGTATTTCCTGGAAATCCACCGGTGACACTGATTACTATAAGTTTTTGGATGTGATGGTCGTAAAGACTGTAGAAGTCCTTCAGCGGATGGCCGAACTGCATTTGGATCAGATCCTATACACGGAACATGATCCCCGCTTTTACGTGAGATTGATAAATGCTGTGAAAATTCTGGATCCTACATTTCAACCACCTCGCATAGATATGGGAAGTGCTTGGCAAGTGGATTTCGTGACTAAGTTTTGCCAGAAATATATTCCTGGTGTCGTGCAGACGTGTATATCAAAAAAGCGTCTATTTTACTTCATCTCCGTAATGCATAAACTAGCATTAGAATGATTAGAACGACGATGGCAGCCTTTGTTGCATCTGGGACCATATGCTTCTTCGCATTGGATACACCCACGCTAACAACCTTCGGCTTTTTCACCTTACACGAAACTCCGTAATCAATGTTACGCCTGGGATGAATCACCTTGTTCATGACGTTTTGCTTCTTCTGTTTATCGCAGAGATGAGTCTCACAAAACGGACTCTTATTGGTTCTGTGTATTTCGTGGATGCCAATCTTATCGATTAGTCTCTGTTCCCTATCACTGGGTCTCTTCCTCGTGATCGAATCTCTAGTATAATATTCCTCAATCTCTGTCCTATCTGTTTCTCGTATTCCTCCTGGAAGGGAGAATTCATCTACGACAAATGGATTCACCTTATCCATGGAATGTTTATCGCTGAGCATATAATCACTCATTCTTGATATTAGTTCAGATTATATTTTTTATCATGCATCTTGGTTTGGTGCTCTTTCCACATCTTATCCAAATCAACATTTAGCATATGAGCCAACTGAAATAGGTAACTGAAAACATCCCCCATCTCCATCATGACATCAGTACCTCTCTCTTTTTTTAGATTTGTCTTCTTGAACGTCTTCTTATATTGACGAATTGCAGAAGCCAGTTCACCAAACTCTTCTGTCAGGAGAAGCCATACTGTATCTATAGCAGCACGATCCCAACCCTTCCGCTTGCACACCTTCTCCGTTTCTGATTTATAGTAGTTTAGACTCATTTCCTTACTCAATGGTAGAGTGTAATCTTTAATTAATTCCAATCTTGTTGCGGGGTAATTTTTTCCCAACTGTGCTCGTATTCACTGGTCTGTCCATTGGTTGGCTGATGGTATCAATTTCACTCGCGTAAGACATGTATTGAGACACACCAGTTTGGATTTGTCCAAGTGAGGTGTCAATAACACGGACGTTCATATCTCTCACCTGGTTGTTGACGTTGTTGTAGTGATCACCCGAATTGCTGATGAATACAGACCTCATGATACCGTACAAGTCATCAGGGTTTTGGTAGTCGATGGAGATGCCTGTTCTATTTTTGAAAGTCTGACGAATACCACGTTGAATCAGATCCTTGTTGTAAGGTGAAAAAAACAGTTTGTTGAGGGGGGTTTCACACTGCTTCAGAGAATCAAGGTGTAAGTTGTCACACATTTAATATAATAGACGAAAAAAAAAACATCCGTAAATATTAAAATGCTGAGTCCCGCTGACTTTAAAGATTATGACACTAAACCCGACAGTGTCGAAGAGACCCCATGCAAACCCCCAGCCTGCTTTGTCGGGTCGTATGCTCCTGTAGCAAAGCCTGGTGAGGTGGGTCCTTTCTATGTGAACACTTACCTGACTCAACCCGACAGGAAGTTCGAGACATTGGGTCCCGCAACTGTGAGGAGCGCTGATCTTGAGAAGTGCACGAAGTAGTTTAAAAATAAAATTTTAAGGATAGTTATATGAGGGTCACTAAACGCTCAGGTCGTATTGAGGATATGAGATTTGATAATGTCACCAATAGGATCAAGAATTTAACATATGGACTTTCAGAAAACTGTGATTCCTCTAAAGTTGCTCAGCAGGTCTTTTCTTCTATGTATGACAACATCACTACCCAGGAAATCGACATTCTGTCAGCTGAGATCTGTGTTGGTATGATTACATCAGACCCGGATTATGAAATCCTGGCAACTCGTATTATTGCCAGCAACATTCACAAGGTTTGTCCCAATAACTTTCATCTCGCCATGCGTAAACTACAAAAATTTGATATCATCACCGACGAAGTCGTCGAAGTCGCACAACAAGTGAAGGAACACATTAAGACGGATCGGGACTTTGATTTTGGATACTTTGGACTCAAAACACTCGAAAAAAGCTATCTCCAGCGAGTTAGTGGTAAATTGATTGAAACCCCGCAATACATGTTTATGCGTGTTTCCATAGGAATTCACGGTAAAGACATCCCATCTGTCCTGGAAACCTATGACAAAATGTCCCAGGGATTCTTCATTCATGCCACTCCTACTCTGTTCAACGCGGGGACCCCGAGACCTCAAATGTCTTCCTGCTTCCTTATCGCAAACA